ATACTACAGGTGTTGTCAAACAAGAGTTTGTAACATATCGTGTTAAAGACGGAATGTTACGCAAGGAAACGACAACTAGAACTTTTCAAACTGACGGAAAAGATTGGATTGATACAAGTACAGTTGAACCACTAGTGGAGGTAAAATAATGCCATTAGTACCTATGGTAGTAGAACAAGAATCACGCGGAGAACGTTCTTATGATATCTATTCACGCTTGATGAAGGATCGCATCGTTATGCTTAACGGTGTTGTTGAAGATAATAGTGCAAACTTAATTGTTGCACAATTATTGTTTTTAGAATCACAAAATCCTGAAAAGTCAATTAAGTTTTTTATTAATTCTCCAGGCGGTGTAATTACTGCTGGCATGAGCATTTATGATACTATGCAATTTATCAAAGCACCTGTTCAGACATATGTTTTAGGACAAGCATGTTCAATGGGTAGTTTCTTAGCACAAGCAGGTGAACCAGGCAAAAGGTTTTTACTTCCTAATGCACGACACATGATTCATCAACCAAGTGGCGGTGCTAGAGGTATGGCAAGTGATATTGAAATTAGTTACAGAGAAATTATGTATTGGAAAAAGCAACTGACAGAGCTTTATGTAAAACACAATACAGCAGGTAAAACATTCGAAGACTTTGAAAGAGATATGGACAGAGATACATTCATGTCAGCACAAGAAGCAATCGATTATGGACTAGCAGACAGCATTGTTGAGAAAGCAAAATGAACATTGTAAAAGACAGCGTAGCAGATCTTAAAAATATTCCTACGGAAGAAAAGTTACTTGAAATTCTTAGCACAGGAGTTTTAATTGTAACATTTAACAAGCTCGATGGAGATGAACGTGTTATGACATGTACAAAAAACATTGAGAATATTCCGGAAGAGAGCAGACCCAAGAACGAAAAAGCGCCTAAGAAAGGTACTATTACAGCTTGGGATCTAAACGCCAAAGGTTGGCGTAGTTTTAAATATGACAGAGTCACAAAGGTAGAAGGTGGCGGCACTGTCAGTATTGTTAGGAGCACAAAATGAAGAAATCTATTATGACAATGTTTACAGTCTTAGCGGTTGGTTGTTCACCTGCATTAGCAGATAATGTGCAAGGCACAGTTACTGATCATTATAAAACAGTAATTCAACAAACTCCTTATTCTGTAGAAATTTGTAAAGACGTACAGGTACCTAGACAAGGTCAAGGTAACTTCGATAAAGAAGGAGCCATTATTGGCGGTATTATTGGAGGATTACTTGGAAATCAAGTAGGTAAAGGCAGTGGTAAAGAAGCCGCGACAGGAGTTGGTGCTTTAACTGGCGCTATCATCGGCGGCAATAAAAAAGGTCCTACTACATACGAAACTAAAAGACAATGTAGTTTTGAAACTAGATACGAGGAAGTTAAAAAAGAAGTTTATAGTCATAGCATTATGACTTTCTGGTATGGTGGAAAAAATCACAGGATCCGTTTTAACAAATAAATACCTGACGCCGGCATAGCTCAGTTGGTAGAGCAACTGATTTGTAATCAGTAGGTCCGCGGTTCGAGTCCGTGTGCCGGCACCATTAAGGAAGTGACATGGAAATCATTTGGCACATTTTACTTACTGTTTGTTTAGGATCAACTTGTCTTGAACAAGATATACAATGGTTTGATACAAAAGATGAATGTAACAAAATGTTAAAAATTTATACCGAACTACCAGCTGATGGAGATTGGGATACAGTACAGTATCAATGTAAACCAGTTGGTTCAACTTCTACATAGCCCATGTGGTGAAATTGGTAGACACGCAGGTTTTAGGTACCTGTTCGAGAGAGTGGGGGTTCGAGTCCCTCCATGGGCACCAAAATTGTTGACAATAAAAGAAAAAGGTAGTATAGTGTATAAAGTAACAGCGTATTTTAAGGATTTAGTTGTGTCAGAAAAGTTTCATAATTTATATGATGCAATAGATTTTAGAGATAGTGCAGACGCACATTATCCAAAGCGTGTAACTTTTGAGGAAATTAAAAGTATGAAAGAGTTTGTTTATAATAGTTGGAATGGCGTTATGAATGTAAAACATAACCCTTTGCGAAACATTCCAGACTTACAAACGCAACATCTTATAATGCAAGTTCTTGCATGGATGTGGTGTATAGCTTTTGCTATTATTGTAGGTAGTTGGACCGTCTTTGGTATTAGTGCTATTGCCCACGTAGTCCTTTTAGGAGCCATAGCAGTTACAGTTGGTACATTTGAAACTGCAAAACGCAAACCTACTGTATTTAATTTTGCTAGTGGTTATACATCTTACGGTAGAGGCAGAACATATACTATCTATAGAGACAAAGATGGCAATGCTCATAAGGTTCCTTTAGATCCAAACGACCCCGGCGGTGAACACGAATAGATAAATATCTTTAAGATGTTTAAAGCAGTCAAGGAAATAATTTGGCATCTGACTTGCACCAACTGCAATGGTTGGTTTACCTACGCTACTATGGAAGACAAATACTGTATAGATAGAACAACTTTTCATTGCCCGCATTGCGGGACAAAGGCACGGGCGAGCATATCAGACCAATGAAAATTATTTATATACATGGCGCTACAGCAAGCGAACGAAGTTTCGCCTTTATTGATTCAGAACTTAAACCTACAGAAAAAGTATTTCTTAATTACGACAAAGATGAAGATGCACAAACTAATATCAAATCTATGATAGAAGTTTTAGAAAATACAGATGGACCTTTTAGTATTGTTGCACACAGTCTAGGTGGTTTATATGCAATATATTTACAGAAAGAATTTCCTCAAGTTATATCAAATGTAGTTAGTTTATCAACTCCTTTTAATGGCAGTGAAATTGCCACTTGGGGCAGATATTTAAATCCTGGATATCAACTATTTAGAGATATACATACGCATAGTAAATTTGTACAAGGTAGTAAAGAAATAGAAATAACAGTTCCTTGGTTAGCTATCGTATCTACTAAAGGAGATGTACCTTGGTTAGTTGGTGCAAACGATGGTATTGTTACGCTAGATAGTATGACTTGTAGAGATGATGTAGATTACAAATGGATTGATCGCAATCACTACGAAATAGTTTTAAGCAAACGTTCTGTAATTTATATACAAGAATTTTTTTCCAAAAGTGGTTGACCTTACTAAATAGTTGTGTTATATTATATAGACAATAACGAAAAAGGATTTTAAACGTGTTAAGTGCAATACAACAGATAATATTAATATGCTGGTGCCCATGCCCTTGGGGTATGCCTTAATGCGACTTTAGAAAAAAGTTTATTTAAGCAAGCCCCTAGCAAGAAATTGTTTAGGGGCTTTTTTTATCGGTGAGGTGTCAATGGTTGCACAGCAGTCTCCAAAACTGAAAGAGAGGGTTCGATTCCTTCCACCGGTGCCAATCTTGGTGTGGCCTAGTCTGGTAAGGCGTCTGGTTTGGGACCAGAAGATCGCAGGTTCGAATCCTGCCACCAAGACCAACTGTGGGTGTGTCCGGAATGGTTACGGACCGGATTGCAAATCCGTGTTATGGGAGTTCGAGTCTCCTCACCCACTCCAAAATATGCGCTTGTAGCTTAACGGTTAAAGCCCCCCGCTCATAACGGGTTGATTGGGAGTTCGAATCTCTCCAGGCGCACCATATAGTCCCGTAGTTTAACGGTAAAACACCCGGCTTATACTCGGCACAGTCTCCAGATTAGAGAGCGATGGGGGTTCGAATCCCCCCGGGACTACCATTCCACAAATGATAAATAACTCGACGAAAGAAACAGCTCAATTTTTTTTTGAGCAAATTTTTTTTGACTAACGGAAAAGGAAAAAGAAATGACGCAATTAATATCCCCAAGTAAATTTACAAAAACAGTTGGCCTTTTAAGGTCATTTTTTTTGGATAAAGGTTTTGAAGAAGTACACACTCAAAACAGATTAAGCATACTTGCCGCATGTGAAGATCCATTCAATGTAGCAACTTACAATTACGCAGGCCAGGTGTGGCCGTTGCCGCAAACAGGCCAAATGTGGTTAGAACACGAATTATTAAGTAGCCCCTCTAGTAAGGGGTTTTTTTGTGTCTCCACTTCCTACAGACAAGAGCCTAATGCAATTCCAGGCAGACATGATATAATATTTCCAATGTTTGAATTTGAAATGCCAGGTGACATAAACGATCTTAAAAAGATGGAATATGAACTATGTGAATACCTAGGTTTTCCAAAGCCTACAGAAAAGACATACAAAGAATGGCAGAAGCATTACGGACTTGCAGAAGATTATGAAATGACTGCTGAAGAAGAAACTAAAATGTATGATGAGTTTGGTTCAACAATGATCACAGACTTTCCTGAAATGACATCACCGTTCTGGAATATGAGCAGATACGAAGATGGAGTACATTCTAAAAAAATTGATGTTATCTTAGGTGGTATGGAAACTATAGGATCAGCAGAACGTAGTTGTGATGTGGAAATGATGAGAGATACATTTCATACTATTACAAACGGCGAATACAGTGAACTACTTTACAAATTGTTTTCAAAAGAACGTGTAGAAGCAGAACTAGAAAAGTTCTTGGAATTCGACTTCTTCCCAAGAGTAGGTGGAGGAATTGGAATGACTAGAATGATTGCCGCATTAGATAAAAAGTAATTTTAATCTGGGGTGGTGGAAAAGGTAGACACGCACGACTGTTTATCGTGTGGTAGATGTACTGCAATATATTTACCGTGTAGGTTCGACTCCTACCCCCAGAGCCAATTTACCAAAACACTTGACAAGCAAAATTTAATATGCTATATTATATCTATAATAGGCAAACAGAGGCTACTATGATCAACATATTTTTGATATCAGATACACACTTCAACCATGAAGCTATCCTTACATTCAAAGATTATGCAGGTAAGCCTCCTAGAACTTTTGACAGTGTAGATCATATGAACCAATGCATGATGGACAACTGGAACGATACAGTTGGTCCTAACGATACTGTTTACCACTTAGGTGATGTGTTGTTTGGTCATAACAAAGTAGAATGGTTAGAAGCAAACTTTGCAAAGTTACCTGGTAAAAAACATTTGATATTAGGTAACCACGATAATGTAAAGTTTTTAGCTCCCTACTTCAAAACTATAGAACTTTGGAAAGAGCTAAAGGATCATGGAGTAATCCTTAGTCACGCACCTTTGCATCCAACTACACTAGCTGAAACTCATAGATGGGGTTTAGGTATGTTGAATGTTCATGGACACATCCATAGTAATCCTTCACCAGAAGGTCCTTACAAATGTGTAAGCGTAGAACAGATTAATTTTACTCCTTTGAACATTGAGGATTTGCCAAATGCGTGATGACTTAATGGTTCAACAACAAGTAGACAATGTGTGGCAACACATGGTAGGCGTAATTTGTTTAAACTGCACAGGCAGAAAACAAGTTAAGGCTGTGTTGCCCACATTTTTTTCTAAATGGCCTACACACAAAGCATTTTTACATGCTACAAAAAATGAAATAGAAGAAGTAATTGCTCCTCTAGGTATGCGTAGAGTAAGAGCACAAAGACTATATCGTATGAGTGAGCAATTTGATGACTGGGATGGAGAAGATGCAACAGAGTTATACGGTATTGGCAAGTACGGTTCAGACAGTTATCGTTTATTTTATAAAAAAGAACTGCCTGAAAATGTAGGAGACCATGAATTACAACGATATATAAATGAGGAATTTGAGGGATAAAATGAGAACACAACCACAAACAATTATTGAAAAACTTGAAGCTGATAATTCTAGACTTGCAAAAGAAGCACTATTGTTAGAAGCAATGGACGAAGGACTTCCAGAGTTCTTTGAAGGTCTTACAATGGCTCTTGATCCTCTTGTAACATTTGGTGTAAAGCAAGTACCAGAACGCTCAGATGTGCTAACTGGACAAGGACTTGCGTGGTCTGTGTTTAAAGAACTTGCAGAAAAATTACAAAATCGAGAACTAACAGGACACGCCGCTCGTGATGCTATTGAACTTGCAATGGGTGTTGCTACAACCGAACAATGGAACGGTTGGTATCGCAGAATACTTATCAAAGACTTACGTTGTGGTGTAAGCGAAAAAACTGTAAACAAAGTAGCACCGGGTACTGTTCCTGTATTTACATGTCCACTTGCTCACGACTCAGCCAAGCATGAAAAGAAAATGGTAGGTCAAAAGCAGATTGAAA